TAAGCCTCGTAATCAATGTAGAGTGTGCGCCCGATTATGTGGCAACGAACCAATACAGTAGGGTCAACTGAGAAACCCCAATCAGCACCGAGGCGATGTAGTGCGTCTGGCGGTGACTCAAAATCGTCAATTTTCCAATTACGAAACACCCTTGCATTGCTGTTTCTCAGGTACTGACCCATCCAAACGTGCTGATACTTGTCAGGGTCTCTGCGCTTGTCGTACTCCATTTCGTCTTTTAAGACTTGTGGAAACCACGGGTTATCACCAAAGTTGACTTTAATAACTGCGGCATCGTTTGGCGGTTCAGGCCCACGTAGTAGGAAATCCACTGGGTCGGACTGCTGCCTTGGATTCCAAGTGAACCAAAGTTCTGAATCGGGTTTGCGGATTGTTGGCCTTAATAGGTCAAGGCTGGTCTGACTTAGGGACTGTGCTTCCTCAACCCAAGCGCAATCGTAGCCTTCTAGCGACTTAATTGAATCCGCTGTATGGTTTTGCATACCTTGGAAAATAATCGCACCATCGCCCTTTTTGGACTTAATGACCGCATCTTGAATCTCAAAGTACGCTCCAGCATTCATGGCCTCAATCTTGGTCTCCAATAGACGCTTTACAGATTGATTCAGTGATTTCTGTATTTCACGCACACAAACGCTTCTGCGCTTTTGGTCAAGTATGTGACCTTCAATCATCAGCTCGGCAAAGGTGTGTGACTTGCCAGAGCCTCGACCACCCCATGCGCCCTTGTAGCGGCTTGGCTCTAGCAAGGGCAATGCCCACTCAGGCGTTTGGATTTGCAGGGTTTTACCCATTTTTGATAACTACACGCTCAATCTTCGTGAACTCTAGTGGCACACCATCTGCGCCAGTTAACTCGTGCTTCTGGGTTTCTGCCCATCTCATCTGGGTTTTACTCCACCAGATAGCCGCAGTCGTGTCGCCTGCCATCACCTTGCTAAACAGAGTCTTGCCCACCTGGGCATTTGCTTTTGCCTTGCCTGATTGCAACTCTGCGCTGAAGTGCGCCCGTAGCGTATCTACGCTGATGCCATCCCGCACCAGTGCGCCTATCTGGTCAATAGGTAAGCCGTAGCCTGATAGTGCTTCTACCTGTTTTTGCTCGGCTGGTGTAGGTTCAAAGGCTGGTCTGCCAGCGCCCTCACGAGCACCACCATAGTTTGGGTCGCGCTCTTTTTCTGGCACGATTTTTGTATTCTTGTTTTTAAGAATGGGTTTTTCAAGTTTTGGCATTACTTCACCTTAGGTAAAAGCCATTGGTCAATCACTGCTCGAGCAACCTGTTCTGTCATTTTAGGAGGAACACTCATGCCTATCATGTATTTGCCGATCTTATCTGATTTGGCCTGGTAATCGTCTGGAAATGAACCAATCCGTTTTTGTTCACGAAACGTTAATTTCCGACATTCATTCCAATGTCTTGCAGTATCAGAGGCAGTAATAGTGCAAGCCGGGAGTTTTCCATTAAGCCTAGAAATTGTAAACCCCGATAACCTTCCTTCAGATTGCTGTACAAAATCACCATAAGATTTACCTGGTTTTGTTTGGCTCCAACACTTTAAATCAAACGGCGCCGGGCTGGTTTGCTGATGTTCGGTGGGCGTAAGAATATGTAGGTCAGCACATGCTTCAGCTACTGGAATCCACCGATGCTTTGGGGCTAGTTTTAATGGTTGAACTTCTATATCATTACGTATAGCTACAAAGAAAACCCGTTCACGCCTTTGAGGAACACCACAATCTGCACCATTTAGCAAGAATAATTGTGGCTGATAACCTAATTCTTTGAATCTAGCCATAACCATTTTGGTATATCCTTTGGCATTTCCAATAATCATTCCTTTGACGTTCTCGGCAATAGCTACCTTCGGATTTAGCTTTCCAACTAAATCAAGATAGTCAAAGAATAGATCAGACAGCACTTGTTTTGCTTGACCTTCTCGAAAGTGCTTATCTTTACCCCATGCTTTCTCTCGGCTGCCAGCCATGCTAAATGTTGAACAAGGTGGTGAACCGTCAAGAATGTCTAAGTTATAAAGTTCTTCTGGCAATTCTTTTTCCAGTAATTCACCAATGGGACACAGGAAATAATGTTTTGGATTGATATTAAGTTTGTAATGCCAAGCCATCTCCGGGTCAATGTCATTGGCTGCAATTACTTCACAACCTGCGCGTTTGTAGCCCATACTTGACCCACCGCCACAAGCAAAGGTGCTCATCACCTTCAACCCGTTTTTTGGAACCAAAGCTAAGTCTGCAAGGTTCCATGCGCAATCTGGTTTATTTATTATCATCAAACTCAAATCCACATTTTGGGCATTGATGTCCCATGTTGTAGTCATCTGGGTCAATTTCTTGCGTGCTTGAATCAGGATATAAATCTTTTTCTTTGAAAGTTAATCCGGCAATTTCTCCAGCACTATAACCAGTTAAGTCTAGGTCAAAGCCAAGGTCTTTGATTTCACTTAATTCAAGCGCTAGCATTTCATTATCCCAACCAGCATTGAGTGCTAATTTATTGTCAGAAATAATATAAGCGCGCTTCTTAGCATCGGACCATCCCTTAGCTACCATTACTGGAACTTCGGTCATGCCTAGCTTTAAGGCTGCTAATGTACGGCCATGTCCTGCAATGATGCCGCCTTGCTCGTCTACCAAAATAGGTGTTGTCCAACCCCATTCCTTAATGCTTGCTGCAAGCTGACTAACCTGCTCATCGCTGTGGGTGCGTGCATTTCGGGCATAGGGGATAAGTTTATTTATCTTCCACTTTTCAACTTTATCTGCTGGATTCATGATGTCCTTAAAAAAAGGGGGCCGAAGCCCCAAAGCTGGCAATGGCAACTGTCAGCGTATTCATTTTGCTGTTTTTGGTATAGGTATGTCAACAGGCCATTGGTTTGTTTGCAACAATAACTGCACTGTCTTTTCATGTGCTGTTTGCCATGCCTCCTGTCTTTCAACCTTAGACCATTTAGCCCCTGCGTCAATTTCGTAGTGACAAGTCATGCACAGTGCAGCCGTGAGGTTATCGTCAGCCTTAATGCTTCTGCCCTTTCCACCGCCCCAATTTGTATGAGCTGCTTGAACAAAATGGCTTGACCCGCAGAGTTGACAGTCAAGACTTGCGACCAGTTTTAATAGCTTTTTGCTTCTGACGTATTGGTGTTTTTGAAACAATGATGGTCTCCAAAGTAGTAAATCTGTGTTCATTTGCACATTCAAGTCTGCGTCTGCGTGTGTTTCCATTGCTGGTTCTGGTCTCTTTTACGATTGTCCATGTCCCACATTCAGGGCATTTCATTGGTGCGACCTGTCTTGCATCCTGTTCGTTGCTTCTCTGGTTCGCCATATTTCTATGTCCAGCCTTGCCGCTTCCAGTTCCCACTTTAGGGTCTCTTCTTGCTCGATTGCTAAAGCTAAACCTTTAAGTAATTGGTGATAAGCAGGGTCTGCGTATGCTTCTCGCTCTTGTGCATTAGCCGCTTCTACGCCAAGTTTCAGCGCATCTTTCATCAGCAGGGCTTTTTTGGACTTACGGAATTCTTCAAGGTAAACCCTTTGTGCTTTGGCTTCTCCGTAGGCTGGTGCTTTATCTCTGATCGTTTGCGCTGCTTCTTCTGGTTTCATTTAATCTCCACAAAAACATTCAATAGATTCATCAAAAAAGTCCTTTTGGTCATCCATGTATTTTGATATTTCAGCATATCTTGGCCTGTCTATGCGAAATCTATTGCCCACACCATCAGTCAATGTCTGTGCATATTCTTCTTGTTTTGCCCACCAAACTGCTTTTTCTGGCTCTTGTTTAATCAACGTCATTATTTTTGGCATTGATTTAAGAAAACACAAATCACAGTTACCACCGATCGTTTCGCCATTAACAATCGGTAATTGCAAATCAAAATCATTCTTTTGCCAAAAATTAAGCACATCGCTTTTGCTTATCCCGTCTACTGCCAAAGGCATGATGGTGTCCTCTCTTGCACTATCTGGCTTCATTTTGGCAACTCTACGGGGTTCATCTGCTCTGATACCTATGAAATTTGCATAATCACCCCATCCAATACTTTTGGTGTATTTGGACATAACTCTTATTTTTAATTCAGCCGTACAAAACCTGGCTCTAACATTTGGCAACATTTTTCTAGCTTTTATGAGTTCAGCAAACGGCTCACCATTTCTGCTTGCATTTTCAAAATCGACAACTTTAAACTTTGGCTCTTTAGCCGTGTATTCCAGCCAAGTAATCGGCACATTCCAACGAACCGAGCAGTTTTTAACAAATTGCAAGGTAGCCTCCTCTTCTTTGCCTGTGTTGCAAAAAATAACCTTTGCTTCGTTTGGCAGTTGCCCCCCCCCCTCTTGTAATACTTTATGCAACATATATGCACTGGTTCTGCCGCCAGAGAAGCTGATGCAAGTTGGGCTGTTAATTTTGTACGGGTTGTTCATGCTTGCCTCACCATAACTTCGACCTTTGCCACTTCACCATAAACCTTTGTGGCATGGATGGATGTGATCTGCGAATCATTCTCAAACACGATTTTGTCCATGCCATCAATGACCGACTTGACAACATTATCCAAATCGGGGCGTTTGGTGTGTTTCTCAGAATCGATTAAACAAGCCTCAGTGCGTTTTTTTGAGTAGGATGGTGGGATGGGAAAGGTAACGTAAATAAACGCCTCTAAAGCCCCTTCTAAGGCTTTTGAAGCACCCATTGCAAGCTTTGCCATCATTCCCACTTCGGATTCGTAGGTTTTTGTCTTTTCAGGGGTGTAGGCAACGGGGAACTTTCCTTTTGTGGAAAATCTTGGTCTGCCTTTGGCGATTGGCTCACCGTAAACCGTGAACATAATCTGAATCATTTTTTGTCTTTCTGTTCGTTCATGCGTTTTTTCAGGTCATCAGCAGCCGCTTGGCCTCGCTTCTTGGCGATGTCGGCTAGGGTCTGTTGCCACCAGTATTGGGCTTCTCCCCTGCCCTCTTCCAATACTTTCTTGCGGTAGCGTTTGATCCACTCGGTTGCTTCCGTTTGTTTCATAGTCTCCCGTAAGTTCAAGTGCTCTTGT